TCCACCGGCTGCGGGTACGATCACCCCAGCAGGCCCCCCCGCAGGCATCCGCGAGGCAATGGCTAACGGTAATGGCAATGGCGCTACAGCACCCATACTTAATATGAGTTTTGAAACCACAAGGTTTGGCAATACCGATTATGTTAGCCGTGAGCAACTGGAAGCAGCAATGATGCAAACCAGAGCGGAAGCAACAAAAGCCGGCGCTAGACGTGGTATGACGATGACATTAGATAAACTACAACAATCACCATCCACCCGTAGCAGAGTAGGTTTAGGCTAATGGCTGCATTTCCTTCTTTTGCACCAACTAGCCGCAGCTTTACGCCGGGCACCTATCCGCAACGTTCCTATCGTTCATTGTCAGGGGTGGTAACCAAACGCACATTTGGTAATGCACCAAGCCAATCAACATTAGATATGAGTTTTGATAATGTAGCTGACTCAACTGTTGCGGCAATCATTAATCATTATCGCAACCAAACCGCAGTTAATAGAAGATTCCAGTTATCTGCAATAACAATGGGCGGTATGGATTCCAGTTTAGTTAATATTGCCGATGGTACGATTGATAATTTACGATTTGAATATAAAGATCCACCATCAGTGCAATCAATAAGGCCAGGCCGTTCAAGCGTTAGCGTATCATTAATTGGTGAAATCCGTGATCCGAGGAGTGATGACT